TTCCGCGCAAGAGTTCAACCCACGTATCAAGATCGGACACCCAGTCCGTGCTTGATGCACTCCAAGGAGCGGTCGCGGAAACATCTTTCTTGTGATCCGCCGGAACTTGATAATCGACCGTACCGACAAAACCGTTTTCGTTGATGTTGAGCACACCGTTAAACAGAGCATCCATCCTCATGCGTTCGATGCGCACCCGTACCGACTGCACCATGTTGTCAAGATCGTCGTAGATCAACTGCGCAAACGAGCGCAACGCGTCATTGTTCGTCGTTCTTGACAGCTCAAGGATAAACTTTTCGGTCAGCGGAATCTTACGCGCTATCGTAAAGATTTCATGCTCAAACGTCTTGGTGTCGATCGCCCGACCGCCGATTTGCGTTTCAGCGTCAACGGCACGGATCGAAGCGGACACCGGAGCTTTGTTCGCTCCAACGATGTACTTTAGATCGATTACGTCATCTTTCCTGTTCGGAAACAGCGTCTCGCCAAGATTGGGCGTGTAATCGCGCTGTTGAATATAAGCCTGCAAATCCTGTGCAGACAGGAGGTCTTCTAATTTAGCCATTTCTAACTACCCCTTTCACTTTCTGCTCACGCCGCTTTAAGTAGCGTCATAGACATCGACTTCGACTTCAGACGTGTTAAAACGGTAAAGTCCATAGTCTGTAATCGAGACTTTGACCTTGCCCTTTGATACGTTCGAGATGCCGATCTCGTAGTTCTTGCCGCTTCCGGAGAGCGTACCCTTCGTAGCCGATCCGGTTCCTGCCGCGATTGTGATGTGTGTAGCCGCAAATCCGGTGATCGCCTTGTCAAGGTCAATCTTGATAGCTGTCGAGGCAGACGAGCCTTGCACGCCGCCCTTTTGCTCAAGCGTCACGGTCAGAGGGATAAGCTCTTCCTCGTTGTACTTGACGACCTTGATCTCGGTTAAGACGGATGACGCGGCAGAAGCAATAGCCGCCGGAAGTCTGTCACCGTAAACGTATCCTTCTACAAGCACGGCAATCGGCTTGTCATGATCGGACACGTCGGTATAGTTGATGACGATACCTTTAGCGGTAGCATCATTAGCAGGAAACACCGCGCCGCTTTTGATTACTTTTTTACCGTTGGCAAGCGTCGTCACACAACCTAAAGTGTTCTTCGCCGTGAACGTACGAATGATCGTGTGCTTCGATGCCAGCCAATTCGGAGTTCCAAATTCATTGGTAAGCATAATTCAATTTCTTCCTTTCATCAGTTTCTTTTCCACGGGTCAATGGCTTTCTCACTCACCTTTGCCCGTTCATTCGCCTTCTTAGCAAATTCGTTGACTTCCTCGCCTGTCTTCTTTCCAGATGACACCGACGGAGGGTCTTTCTTGTATTTTGCTTCGACGGCTTTCTGTACTGCCGCTTTCATGTCCTTGTCGATCTTTTCAATCTGATCATAGGCTTTATCCCAGCCACCGGACTCAAGCAACATATCTGACAAACTCGACGGCAATTCGCGTTTCAGCAATTCAGCGTCAATCTTGATCTTCAGCTTGTCGCGTTCAAGAGCCGCCCTGTCTTCCGCAAGCTTCTTTTGAGCCGCTTTCAATTCCTCGCCTAGCCGTTCTTCCTCGCTTAGCTTCGCCAGCCGTTGCGCTTCCTTGATCGCTTCGTCGATCTTTGGTTGTAATTCAGACTCAAGGCGTGTTTTGATCTTACCTTCGTAAGACTCTGCCGCCTTGGAGATCAAAGCGTCTACTTCAGCCTGTGTGTACGTCTTAGGTTTCACATCAGGATCTTTCTGCCCCTTTCCATCATCTGCCGGAGGGTTTTGCTCTTGCGGATTTTTGTTCTTTAAATCGTCGTTTTCGTTTGCCATTTGGAATTTCCCCTTTCATCCCGTGTACGATTCGCCTTTGTCAACCAGACACGCTTGCGCCCGTCTTTCGCGACATTGCGCGATCCCACACACGACTATAATTTTATTTTACTTTATTATAACACAAATTGATTTATTAAGTCAAATTTCTACGGAATGACTTGATCAAAGTACTTTCGGTAGTCTGCCGGATTGTACCAATACAAATGTTCCTTCATTTCCTCAATGCTTGTCGCCGCCTCCAGCACGTTGATGTACTGTTCCAACATCGCGATATCTGCCGCGATCGTTCCGTCGGTCTGTACAAACGGCATTGTGATGCAACGGCAATTCGCGTGGAACTTTGGCGCATTCATGCCTTCCATACGCTCACGCTCCGGATAAACAGCGCCGTCAAAATGAATGCACACATTGCACGTCCTGTCGTCAATCTCTGCGATGATGATGTAGTAACTAAAACCTGCGTCATGGATCGCTTGTTGCGTCAAACGTTCCTGCCGTGCCGCTGTTTCATTGATCGCAATCAACTCGCTTGTCGATCGCAAGCTTGCCGTCATTGGAAAAATAAACTGATCCAGTGCCGACGCCCATGTTCGCGGATTCTTTCCTTGCAACAGGCTTTTGGATAATCCGTCTTGCAAGACTGTCATTGCCTTGTCGTTGTACTTCCAGTGCGTGTCGGCAAACGAGCTTTCAAAGTACGGCGTGTTGGTGATCTCTCTTGCCGCGTTCGCTATCTGCATTGGCGTCATAGCTTCCGGCTTCAAGACGTTTGCAAGATAATACATTTCGTACATCGTGCCGCTAAAAACATAATCGCCCGTCATCTCTGTTAACTGATCATTGAGTGAACGCATGACCAGCTCCATGTTACGCAACAGCACTTCTGCTCGCCCCATCTTCATTGACAGGTTGTACAATGCCATTTCCTCGTTCGCCGTCATGCTTCGTGCATACGCCAGATCGTGACGACGCTCGACATAGCTTCTTGCTCGCTCTGACAAGTACCGGATATCTGCCGTCCTTGCTTGCATCTTTGCAATCGCTGGGTCAATCCCTCTCGCTTCGGCATAACGCGTATACCAGCCGACCGCTTCAAGCTTGATCTGGCGCATCGCTTTTTCAATCAGTTTCGCTTGAGCTTGCTTCAAGACGGCATCTTGCGCTTTGTGCGTCATAATGTGCCGCCGTCCAAGCTCTTGCGTCAGTTCCCTCTGTCTTTTGTTGAGAAATGATAGCGTCGCCATGCGTTACTCCGTCGCGGCTTCTTCCTCGCCTTCAGTCACTCGGCTGTTAAACTGTTCGTAGGCATCAAGCGCAAGAAAGTCCATCGCCTCTTGCCTCTCTGCTTCGATCTGTTTGATTTCTTCATCAGGGTCTTTGACAAACGACAACAGTGACAGCTTCGTCTTCTGGCTTAGCTCGCCGCCGGACTGCATAAACGCTTTAAACTCCTCCAGAACTGCTTTCGGCAGGTTCGGATGGAACTGATACGTGACGTACATCAGCTTTTCAGGATTGATGTTTTTCGCCGTTGCCAGCATTCGGTAACGACGATCAAGCCCCATCGTGAAATACGTCGTCTTTGCCGCCCTTGCTTGTCCAAGGCCGATGATCTTATACGACAAGGCTTCTCCAGAAAGAGCACCGCCAAACTTTTCATCGTTGAAATTCGGCGTGTAGCTTAACTTGTGGATATCGTTCTCCAGTCGTTTTTTGTACGCCTCCACGCCTTGCACGTCATATTGTTTGTATAGATACCCCGCTTGCGACGGTACGTTGCTTCCGTTTTTAGAGATTGACGTTCCAAGCAATAGGATGCGCGACTTCCTCAACAAGTTCACTTGTTCGTCAGTAAGTTTCGTGTTAAACGATCCCCAAATCGCCAACACGGCGTCCGTCAGGTCTGTCATGTAGTTCGCCGTGTCGGACTGCGCCGCATCGTAAGCGTCAATCTGCGGAATGACGCGCTCATAGTCGCCAACATTGTGGCGGTTGTTGCGGATGTTGTTCATCGGCACTTCGCCGTAAGGATGCAGAGCCGGAATCTTCCATGTCACACGATCCGCGCCGTCGTCAAACATCTCACTTTCCCAGATGTCTTTGTCGCTGTAAACCGTGATCTTGTGCATCACCTTGCCGTCGATCTCCTGATCGATAAAGTACACACCTGCAACAATGTTGTTCTCGACCGTCATATCATAGACAAGAAAGCAATTCAAACGATCCAGCACGACGACTTTGTGCTTCGCGTCCTCGCCTTCGCCCGTCTGATAGATCAACTCCATACCTTCGCCGTAGATGCTGGCATCCGTCATCACTTCGTAGTTGTGGACGTTAATATCATTGACAAGATTAAACTCATCGATCGCGTCCTTGATGTCGGCATTCTCTTTGCCTTCTTCGCTCTGTTTGATGTCATACGTGATCGGCTGTCCAACAATGTACGATGTCAGAAACGACGTGATGAACTCACCAAATGAATGGCTAACTCGATGATCACTCACCTGATCCGTACCGTACGTTTCCTGCCGATCATCCTTACCGTAGATATCCGTGTTCTCCGCCATGTAATAATCATCAAGACGATCGAATCTTGGCATCTTGCGTGTGAGAAAGTCCTTAATCATGCTCAATACAAGCTCACCGCCGTTGTCTACCAAATCGTCAAACTGTTCGACGCGGTACGGCTTAACATTGTTCCTTTTGTATCGTGACTTCTTTTTCAGTTCGATATATTTTCTGTCTTCCGGTTTAATGATTTCCATCGTCGTGATCTCCTTGTCGCTGTGATCCTGCCGTCATTATAGCACCTTGCATTACAAGCCGTAACGGTGGAGCATCTTCAGTTTATCGTCAATACTCTGCTCCGCCCTTGCCGTCGCTTCATAATCCGTCGCTACTGCATAGCGATCCGCATCCATACAATCATCGTTGATCTTCATCGGCTCATCTTTGCCGCTTGTCGCATACGTGTACACATAGATTTCTTCCATGTAGTTTTCGTTCAATTCAGGATCGTCCGGTATCAGGATCAAATTTCGTTTATAAAGGCTCGCCATGACCGTGATTCCCGGCATCACTGCGTTAAATGCTGGTTGTGCATTAAGTCCGGACCTTATAAATTTATTTCCATATTCCGGTCTTGCCGGATCATAATAAAACGGAATG